GGCGTGCCGATGGTGATGAAGCCCACGAGCGTCATGTGCCTGGGAAGAAACGGGAAGGCCAACGCAGCGAACCCAATGGCGATCGAAAGCAGCGTTGCGTACACCGTCTTCGTGAGGAACAGGGAAGCCACGCGCTCCATGTTCGCCACGACCCTTCGACCTTCCGCAACCACGTTGGGCAACGAAGCGAACGAATCATCAAGCAGAACGAGTTGGGCAACGGCACGAGTTGCTGACGAGCCGGATCCCATCGCTATGCCCATGTCAGCTTGCTTGAGGGCAAGCACATCGTTCACATCCTGTATACGGTAACTCACCTATTACAGAATGGTTTGCAAATCCTTCCAATAAACATTGGTGGCAGTTAGCTCAAGAGTTTGGTGCTTTCAGTAATGACTTAGAGCAATGGACTGTAAATAACGAAGTGGTAGCTGAGTCCGATAGAGAGTTCTATACTTATCATTTTGGAGATTTAGTAGACCAATACAATGCAAGAGAATTAAAGACTTTAGGACTTCAACAAGAAGTTTCTATGGTTATAGGAGCCGATTACTATCTATATTCGGCTAAAGCTTGGGTGCACGCTTGGGCATCTCTATACCCTATACACAAAGGGTTGAGTGATTATTCATATTCATATCCTAATAATCAGGCTGAATGGGATTTAGGTTTTGTAGCAGGGTCTAAAGTTAACAGACATTTTAGTATATTTGTAGAAGGTAGGCATTTAAAATATTGGGACATTAAGTCTTATGAATTAAAGGCAGGAATAAATTATTTAATATTTTAGAATGGCTAAAGAGTTAAACGAAGATAGTGCAGTACAGATAAGTTTAAAGACTTTAGGTGGAATAGCATTTTTAATATCAACCTTAGTGGGGATGTGGTTTACATTACAAAACGATATAGCTGAAGCTAGAGAGTTACCTAAACCAACTGACCCTGTTATAACGCGTATGGAGTTTGATATGAAGGATAAGTTAATCCGTCAAACCATAATGAATACGCAGGATGATGTCTCTGAAATAAAGGAAGATATGAAGCTAATTAAACAAAAGCTTTATGAATAAGTTTTTACTTTTACTACTACTTTTTCCTGTAAATATTGTAGCTCAAGAGTTTGTTACTTCTAGCTCATTTGACTCTAAGACAGCTAAAGGAACGGTGGTAATAGAGTTTTATGTAGAGTGGAATGATGGTAATAAAGTAGATTTTTTACCTTCGTTAAAAGACTGTAACGTATACAGAGTTTGTATAGTTAAAAGTTCTGACTTACAGTCCGAATATAAAGTAACATCAGTGCCTACTGTTATAATATTTGATAACGGTGTAGAGACAAAAAGATTTAACCCTAACATTATGATGAAGCTTAACGCAACAAAGAAAGAGGTTCAATCTGTAGTAGATGAAATAACATTTAATAAATTTCAGTAATGGAAAAGAAAGTATTAATATCTGAAAAATTAATATTATGCTTACTAATGATTTTTGTTTTCATTATAGGCACATCAAAAGTTAATGGACAGCAAAATCAAGTATTTGTAGAGTGTATTGCAGGGGATTACCCTGACGAAGTTACTTGGCAGATACTTACCTGTAATGGCGGGTTACTGCTAGAGGGTGGTGCTCCTTACTTAGGTGCAGTTATACTTCCGGATTACTATCAAATCAATATGCAAGACAGTTATGGTGATGGATGGAATGGTGCTTATTTATATATAGACAACACAGAATATGAATTTTTATATGATTTAGATTGGATAGACTCTTTAGGGACTTGGCCTCAAGATAACTTAGAGCAACTTGTAGATGTAGGTTGTTTAACTATAGGTATAGAAGAGGTTAGTAATACAACATTCACACCAACATCTTATTATGATTTACTTGGAAGAAAGGTTATTCCTTCAACAGGAATATATTTTGCTACAGACGGTATTCTAACTAAAAAGATTTACATAAATGCGATTAAGTAAAAACTTTGTATTATCTGAGGTAACTAGAAGTAATACAGCTAAACGATTAGGTTTAGACAATGGACCGAACAAAGACCATCTACGAAACATTCAACGGCTTATTTCTAACCTTATACAGCCTATGCGTGACGCTCTTGGTCCTATTCGGATTAGCAGTGGTTACAGGAATCCAAATGTCAATCGGGCTATCGGTGGAAGTACTAAAAGTCAGCATTGTAAAGGTGAAGCTTTGGATTTACAATTTTGGAATAATGGCAAAATATCTAATAAAGAGATTTATGATTGGGTCCTAAATTCAGAAATAGAATTTGACCAAATGATTAATGAGTTTGATTTTGCTTGGATACATATATCTTTTATTAAAGAAGGTAATAGAAAACAAGTATTAGAAGCTTATAAAGATAAAGATAACGACACTAAATACAGATACGCAGATGATTAAGAACTTAATAGGCAAGCTTATTGGACAAGCTTCAGAAATCATAGATGAAGTAGTTACAACGGATGAAGAAAGAGAACAGCTTAAGAATCAGTTTAAAGAAGTGGTTCAAAATCACGAAAAAGAAATGTATGCACTTGAAGTTGAAGATAGAAAAAGTGCTAGAGGACTTTTTGAAAGTGATAGTCTTATACAGAAGATATTAGCAATTATATTTACAGGGGCTTATTTCTTTTTATCATATACAATGTTTAAATATTTTGTTATGAATACCCTTGAGTTATCTGATTACGAAATAGGATTTATAAGTACAGTTTTTGGAGCTATGTCGAGTAAGGTAAATACAATTATTGACTTTTTCTTTGGCGGTTCGTCTAAGAAATAATTCCCTATCTTTGTGGGAAACTAAATTTAATCAAATGGCAAATTTAACAACAGAGGAGTTAGAAACTCTTCAAGGCTCACTAAAAGAATTTAATAAGTGCAAGATGCAGTTAGGTGAAACAGTCCTACAACAACAAGCTCTTATAAGTAAAATGGCAGGTCTTCGTGAGGAGTCGTCAGAACAAGAAAGAAAATTAATAGATAAATACGGAAAGGACTCTGTCATCAACATTGAGACAGGAGAGATAAAACCACCTGAAGAAAAATAAGCTATGCCAAAGATAAGCTCGTACACAGTAACAACAGCCGCATCCGGTGATTTATTAATTGGAAGTGATGTAAATGCAACGCCTACTAATTCAACAAAGAATTTTACTGTAGGGTCTATTTTAGATTTAGTTACAACATTACCGGCATTAAACCCCGCTTTAGATTCTAATATAGTTGGGTCATTATTTGGCACCACTATTACAGGAAACTTTACCGCCCTTAAAGTATTAGACTTAACAAGTCAATTAACTGCAGACACACCTGCTCTAATAGATACAATAGTAGGAGCAAAGGATAGTACTACTGTAGCTAAGAACTTCACCGTAAGTGACATAATATCTTTAGTACCGACAACATCACACTCAAAGGTGCTTCAAGCTGCGTCTACAGCCAATTCACAAGATCCGTCAGCTATAAACACTGAACTACAAATTGAATTTGGTCCTGCACAAACAACAACTAATGTTTCATTATCTTTGGCGGGTACTTTAACCTTTAATGTTGCAGGTGACTATACTATAGAGTTTAATGCTACGACATCTTCAGGTGTTGGTCTCATAAATAAAAAGTCTATTATAATGCTTGGTATAAAAAAAAATGGAGCTTATTTTGGTGTCCCTGTTGGTTATCAAAATGCATTAAATGCAAGTCATTCGTTTACTCAAACTCGTTCAAATACATTTAATTATACTGCTTTAGCTGCCGATACTTTAGAGTTTTTTGTATTTAGAGATGGCTTTGGGGATAATGTAGGCGGGCTTGCAAACCTTAGGATTAATGGGGGACCTTTGCCACAAGCGGTGGCGTGTGCGTCTTTAATAGTTAGTAAATTAAGTTAAAAGAATGGATATTCGTAAAATATCTATTGGCCCGGACTATAAGTCGGGAGCTATGCACTACTTAGTAGGGCAAGAAATCCTTGGAGCTTCCCACAATATACACCTTATTCAACACGATAAAGAAAACTCTTCTTATAAGATTTGGATTCAACGTGAGGATGTTATAGTTTTGTGGAAAGAGTTTAACTCTAACATTCCAATTTCAATCGAATACAATATAAACTTCTAGTATGAGTAAAGATAAAGAGTGTAAATGCGTTGGCAACTGCAAGTGTACAGAAATGGATAATTGGCTACACGACTTAGAGTCTAAAGAGCAACCTGAAGCTTGCAGCATTGACGATGATGACTGTGAAGCTTGTGGCTCTTAATGAAATCCCCTTTTAATTTTATAGTAAGACCTATTGAGGGTAAACGATACAATAACACCAAGACTATTGGTGGGATGGAGTTTATCGTAAACACCTCAGAAGAAGAACATAAGTTCTCTAATAGGCAGGCTACAGTAGTAGAAACTCCTGTAGGATATGAAGGCCCTATAAACATAGGCGATATTCTTTTAGTACATCATAATGTATTTAAGTTTTATAACGACATGAAAGGTAGGCGGAAGAGTGGTAAAAGCTTTTTTAAAGATGACCTTTTTTTTGTAGACAGCGACCAATTCTATTTATATAAGCAAGACGACAAGTGGAATAGCCACGACAGGTTTTGTTTTGTTAAACCTATAGAAGTATTAGATAGCTTCATGGACAAGTCTTGTAAGTACGAGCCACTTATGGGGGATATGGTTTATCCAAATGAGTACCTTAAATCCCAAGGGATTGATAATGGTGATAGGATATACTTTACACCTGATAGTGAGTATGAATTTACAATAGATGGCGAAACTCTTTACAGGGTGTTTGACCATCAGGTAGCAATGAAGGCTTAGCATGGATTCTACAGAGTTAAGGAAAGAAATTATAGAGGCAGGATATAAAGCTGTTAAGCAACTAATAAAGGTTGCTAAAGAGGAAATTATAAAGCCTGACCCTGAAGATGAGTTGGCTGCAGATAAATTAAAAAATGCAGCAGCATCTAAGAAATTGTCTATATTTGATGCTTTTGAAATATTAAAACGTATTGACACAGAGAGTGATAACCTTAAATTAGAGTCACAAGGACCTAATAGAACTGATACTAAACAAGGATTTGCAGAACGAAGGTCAAAATAATTTATGCCGTATAGTACCTGACTATATACCTAAAGGTCCACTATCTAAAAAAAATAGCAGTCACAGTTGGTTGTATGGTTATAATGAAAAGTACGACTTTGTAAATATATCTAAAACCGGACAGGTAGGAAATATAGTAGAAATATCAGGACTTAAAATAGGCCTGCCTAAAAGACCTGAATTAACTCCTCAAAGACATACCACCAAATCACTTCAGTATTGGGAGCGTGAAGAGTTTCCAAAAGAACTTCAAAGAATAATATCTATATTCCAATGGAATGAAATGCCTAGCAACTTTAAAGATAGGTGGGTAGATTATATTGAGGCTGAATTTGATAGAAGGGAAGATGGGCATTGGTTTATGAATGAAGGGTTGCCTACATACATAACAGGCTCTCACTATATGTACTTACAGTGGACTAGTATTGATATAGGTTACCCTGACTACCGTGAGGCTAACAGAATCTTTTTTATTTTTTGGGAAGCGTGTAAAGCTGATAAGCGTTCATTTGGAATGACTTATTTAAAGATTAGACGTTCAGGGTTTTCTTTTATGGGGTCTTCAGAGGCAGTAAACTCAGGTACTTTAGCAAAAGATTCAAGAGTAGGTATATTATCTAAGACAGGTTCAGATGCTAAAAAAATGTTTACTGATAAGGTTGTACCAATATCAAACAGGTTGCCTTTCTTTTTTAAGCCTATACAAGATGGGATGGATAAACCTAAGACTGAATTAGCCTTTAGAATTCCTGCTTCTAAAATTACAAAGAAAAATATGCACGAAGTTGTTGCGGAAGAGCTTGAAGGGTTGGATACCACGATAGATTGGAAGAACACAGATGATAACTCTTATGATGGTGAGAAATTAATACTGCTTGTACACGATGAAAGTGGTAAATGGATTAAGCCAAACAATATACTAAATAATTGGCGTGTAACTAAAACTTGCTTGCGGTTAGGTAGTAAAATTATTGGTAAGTGTATGATGGGTTCTACATCAAATGCACTATCTAAAGGTGGTAGTAATTACAAAAAACTTTATGAAGATTCAGATGTAAATAACAGAAACGCTAATGGTCAAACCAAAAGCGGTATGTATTCTTTATTTATACCTATGGAGTGGAATATGGAAGGGTTTATAGATAAGCACGGTATGCCTGTTTTAACTAAGCCAACTAAATCTATACTAGGAGTAGATGATGAAATGATTTCTAACGGAGCTGTAGACTATTGGAATGCAGAAGTTGATTCACTTAAAAGTGACGCTGATGCGTTAAATGAATTTTATAGACAGTTCCCTCGTACTGAGTCTCACGCATTTAGAGATGAGAGTAAGTCCTCATTATTTAACCTTACTAAGATATACCAACAGATTGACTACAACGATTCAACCATAAAAGAACACTACACTACACAGGGCTCTTTTCATTGGAAGGACGGTCAAAAAGATACAGAAGTTATATTTAGTCCTGACACAAGAGGAAGATTCTTGGTTAGTTGGGTTCCTAATAAAAACCTACAGAACAACGTAATAACAAAACGAGGAATGAAGTATCCGGGTAATGAGCACATAGGTTCATTCGGGTGTGATTCATATGACATATCAGGAACGGTTGGTGGTAAAGGTTCTAATGGCTCTTTACATGGTCTAACCAAGTTTAATATGGATGACGCACCAAGTAGTGAGTTCTTCTTAGAGTATATAGCTAGACCTCAGACTGCTGAGATATTCTTTGAAGAAGTTCTTATGGCTTGCATATTCTATGGAATGCCAATACTCTGTGAAAACAACAAACCTAGGTTACTTTATCACTTTAAAAATAGAGGGTATAGAGGTTATTCTATGAACAGGCCTGATAAGCAGTTTAATAAACTCTCTAGAACTGAGAAAGAATTAGGTGGAATACCTAACTCATCTGAGGATGTAAAACAATCACACGCATCAGCTATTGAGTCGTATATTGAAAAGCATATAGGTCTAGATATGAGTGGTGCTTATAGAGATATGGATGATATGGGGACTATGCCGTTCCCAAAAACGTTAGAGGATTGGGCGAGGTTTGATATTAACAACAGAACTAAGTTTGATGCTTCTATAAGTTCAGGACTAGCTATAATGGCAAACCAAAAGCATAGCTACCTTCCGGAGCAAAAACAGTCAAAAATTAGTATTACCTTTGGCAAGTATAACAACAAAGGGTCAATCAGTGAATTATTAAGATAGATGAAAGAGGTAAATATAAATATTGCGTCAGCAGGTTTCCCAAGTCAATTTGTATCTGATGCTGAAAAAGCTTCAGACGAATTTGGATTACAGATAGGTCAAGCTATTCAGTATGAATGGTTTAAGAAGGATTCTAATAATTGTAAATTTTACGACCTACAGAGAGACTTTAGAAGATTACGTCTATACGCTAGAGGTGAGCAATCTATTGCTAAGTATAAAAATGAATTAGCTGTTGATGGTGATTTGTCTTACCTTAATTTAGATTGGACTCCTGTTCCTATACTGCCAAAGTTCGTTGACATTGTAGTTAACGGGATGTCAGGTAGATTATTTAAAGTAAATGCATACGCTGAAGATTCTATGTCTCTATCTAAGAGAAGTAAGTATCAGGATATGATACAGGGTCAGATGGCTGCTAAGGAAGTTCTTACAACAATACAGAATAACACGGGGATGAATCCATTTACTATGGACCCTAGTGACTTACCTGAAAATGATGAGGAGCTTTCGCTTTACATGAATTTAAACTATAAGCCTGCAATTGAAATAGCTGAAGAAGAAGCTATTAATACATTGTTTGCTTCTAATAAATATGTAGACCTACGTAAAAGGTTTGACTACGACCTTACTGTTTTAGGTATAGGTGTAGCAAAGCATGAGTTTTTACCCGGTTCAGGCGTAAAGATTAGCTACGTAGACCCTGCAAATATAGTATACAGTTATACGGAAGACCCTCACTTTAAAGATTGTTTTTATTGGGGAGAGATTAAGACATTGCCTATAGTAGAGCTAATGAAAATTGACCCTTCATTGACAAACGAAGACTTAGAGCAAATATCAAAGTACAGTCAGAGTTGGTATGATTACTACAACTCAGCTCAGATGTTCCAAGACAATATATTTTCTAGAGACTCAGCTACACTTCTATACTTTAACTATAAGACCACAAAAAAAATTGTATACAAAAAGAAAGTATACGATAATGGTGGTTCTAAGATGATTGAGAAAGATGACCAATTTAATCCACCACAAGAGATGATGGATGAAGGTAACTTTGTGAAAGTTGAGAAGACGATTGATGTTTGGTACGATGGTGTTATGGTTATGGGAACCAACATTATACTTAAATGGGAGTTAGCTGAGAATATGGTCCGACCTAAGTCAGCTAGTCAGTATGCTATACCAAACTACGTAGCTGTTGCCCCAAGAATGTATAAGGGAGTTATTGAATCATTAGTAAGAAGGATGATTCCTTTTGCTGATTTAATTCAGATGACACACTTAAAGTTACAGCAAGTTATATCTAAGGTTGTCCCGGATGGTGTTTTTATAGATGCAGATGGATTAAATGATGTAGACTTAGGTACAGGGAACGCTTACAACCCTGAAGACGCTTTAAGATTATACTTCCAAACAGGTAGTGTTATTGGTAGAAGCTATACTCAGGAAGGTGATTACAATCAAGGTAAAGTACCTATTACTCAGTTAACGTCAAGTTCAGGAGCTAGTAAGACTCAAATGCTTATTGGTAACTATAATCATTACTTAGGAATGATACGTGCTGTAACAGGCTTAAATGAAGCGAGAGACGGTTCTACTCCCGACCCTAATTCTTTGGTTGGTGTAAATAAGTTGGCTGCATTAAATTCTAACACAGCTACAAGACATATACTTGACGCAAGTTTATTTATATACAGAAGTTTAGCTGAAGCTTTAACGTACAGAATATCTGATATTTTGCAGTACGCTGACTTTAAAGATGAGTTTGCTAATCAGATAGGGAAATATAACGTATCCATACTTCAAGACGTTAACGACTTATATATATATGACTTTGGAATCTTTATTGAGGTATCTCCTGATGAAGAAGAAAAATCACAGTTAGAGCAGAACATTCAAATGGCTCTTTCTAAAGGTGATATAAACTTAGAGGATGCAATTGATATTAGAGA